GCTTCTTCAAAAGTTAACATGTAATGAGTATTACGACTTATTGCTCTTCTTAACTGTAAGTCAACTGCTCTATCAGGAATGTATAAGTCACCTCCTGGAGTTTCCATATCATTATAGAAATCCTCTAAGTCTTCTCTATTATGAAGAGTGACAATATATTCCTTCATTTAATTAAGCCTCTAATTGCATAAGAGTTAAAGTTACACCAACATTATTTGTTGCGCCTGACTTATTTTTAACAGCCGCGGAAATTGAATTTCCTGATTCTAACCAACCTATCACACCAGGACCGAACTTAACAGTTTCAGCACCTGTTGTAATAACTTCAGCAATCACACCTGCATCAGGAGCAGGATCTGTTGTTTCTAATCTTGAAGCATCTGCTGTTCTTGAAGCAGTATCAACATATAACCTTACCCAAGCTGCATGCGTTGTCTCAATTTTAAATAATGCAAATGATTTGAAACCATCAATAATAATATTTGCATTTTGGTCAGCGGTCATACCACCTGTTACTGTGGTCTTTGTTGTTCTTGTTGGTAATGAACCGCCACCACCACTTGCTGATGGGTCAGCAATTTCAATATCACCAATCATTGAACCGTGAACAGTACAAATATACTTATATGTTCCACTTATATCGCCAGGTACTTTCCAATATAAAACACCTGATGTTTTACCTTGTGCACTTGCACCTGTTGTTTTAGTTCCATCAGGAGCAATATGAACAAGTCCTGTATTATATGCAGTACTTGCATCTGAACGAATTTCAAATGGATGCGAAGCAGTAACACTAGTTAAATCAAAAGCAATTGTTTCACCTGCATTAACATATAGTGTTGGATTATCTGTTGTGCCATAATGATCTGAACGATATGCACTTGAACCGTTTGGTGTCATAACATGAACTGTTGTAGCAGGATATGCCATATCATGTACATCAAGATCTGCTGTATTAACTTCAGTTAAAGCGGCTAGTGTTGAAGAACCGCCACCGCCACCACTTTGAGCAACCCAAGCATAATCAGAACCATCCCAACTTAATACTTCATTAGTTCCTGCCGTGCCTTGATTTAAATGATTATTAACATCAGCATCTGTATATCCGCTACCACCGCCAGCTGAAATCCAAGCATAGTCTGAACCATCCCAACTAAGTATTTCACCTGTACCTGCGCCCGAAACATTCAGATGTGTATCAACATCACTTGTAGCAAATGTTGCTGGTAAAGCAGCCCATTGATAATCAGAACCACTCCATTGTAATACTTCGTTAGCTTGTGCACTACTTATATTTAAATGAGCACTTACATCGTTATCAGAATAAGAACCGCCACCTGCTTGAGAAATCCAAGCATAATCAGAACCATCCCAAGATAAGATATCATTAGAGCTTGCACCCGAAATATTTAAATGTGTATCAACATCTCCAGTTCCAAAACTACTTCCACCACCAGCTTCAACCCAACTGTAAGAACCGTTTGCACTTGTTCCAAGAACATAACCATCGGTTTCACTATTTAATATATTGGCCGAATATACAAATGAGTTAAGTGGGTCTGTGTGATTAGTAATTGTTCCTGCTGAGGTATCAGATAATAATTTTCTCCAAGATCCATGAGCGTAATATAAAGATCCTGTATCATGAGCGTGTCCGATTGCACCGTGATAAGTACTTGGGTCAACGGCAAGCAGTTCTGCTTCTGTTGAATATAAGAATGATACCTTGTGGGGTTTACCCAATAAATCTAAATTACCTTCTGTATCAAATAAGTCGGTTGCGTTTTGCGAACCTCCTAATGCAAGGTATAACTCATTAAAGTTATCGTTTGTTTTATCGAATGCATTACGAAGCGGATCACCTGTTCCGTCATTCGCCGATACACCAATATTAATTGTTTGCTTGGCCATAGCTGTTCTTTCCTAAAATTAATTTATTTAATTTATTATTTATTCTTAATATGTTATATTGTAGTCATCTTCAAGGTACTTATTCAATAGGTTCTTCATATCGTCAGAAACGGTATGTCCTACATCGTCCTTCAAGAAGATAACTGTATCATAATCAACAATTAAACTGTCTGCCCCATAAGCGGCTCCACCAAGATTTTGATTTCCTGTCCATCCTTGTGCTTGTGCAAATCTATATGCACTATCTTGAGCCTTTAAGAACTCCACTCCTAACGCCGTTCCACCTGCGTATGGGACTACATTATCTTGAAGACCATTCATTAGAACAAGCCTTCTTTGAGGTATTGGGTTCTTGATATAATCATAACCAAGATTTGGAGTTGCCCCTCCAGTTATTTCTTCATTAGATGGGTAATAGAAATAACCGTTTCTATATTGTTCGTTGTGTGCTTGTGATATCATACAGACAATAGTATCAACTGCAGTATCACCAATTTCAACTGCTGCCCTTAATGCAAGAGCACCACCATTACTTGTACCTACAATACGAATCTTATTCTCATCAACGTTATTATATATTTTTAACATTTCAATAAGTTCTTCTAACATTTCAATGTCAGGACCTTTTGAAGTTTCATTCGCAATGTTCCATGAATTCGCAAATCCATCAACTCCAATTAATATATGTCCTGTTAAGTTATCAGCAAATTGCGAAACTGAACCAGCACCTGTTCCACCATTACCGTGTAATAAAATAGCAACTGGGTAAGGAGCCGTTCCTGCTGTAGGCATTTGTACTGTTACTTCGTAATCATGGAAGCCTTGACTCCAATTCTTTGTAATTGTTAAATCTGTTGCTGAAGCTGTACTTAATGTTAAACCACCTGAACCGCCCGGTATATGGTCAGCTGATACATAAGTACTATCAGAAGTATAGTTTGTAACTGAAGCTCTTAAGCTTTCAATGTCAGCTAAATCAAATGGTGATCCAGTACCTTGGTCATTAAACAATCTCAAGAATCGTTGTTTCATTCCTGAACCAACATATGCCTTAAAGATAAAGTCACCAAACAATTTTGAACCTGCTAGGTGAACATTTTCTCTTAATAATGTTTGGTATTCTTGTAAAGGTAATGTAGATTTAATTTGATATGAATACTCTTGATAGAAGTCACTATCTTGTATTCTTGCTCCTGAATCATAATATTCTAATGTATTATCTGAAGATTGACCTGGCTCTGTTCTATATCCACTTAAATGAGAATTTTCAATTGACCAATAACCTGATGTGACACCTTGTTGTGTTGCTTCAATCCAACCTGTAGCAACAATGTCATTATTTGCATCTCTTAATTCACCTTTACCTTCAGCAAATATTTCTGGCTCAGTTCCATAATCAACATATCCAAATCCTGAAGATAAAATATTAACTTCTTTAACTCTTCCTATTGCGAATTCAGTTTCTGGATTAATGATTGCGTTATCACCAAATGATAGACTATTCTCATAATCGGTTTCAACTGCGATAACTTCAAAGTCAGGCTCAGGTGAAGATTCAAAACGTATATCTTCTCCACTGAAACCGTAATAAGCAAATGGAGTAACCGTAATACTTCCAGCTTCTAAATTTGTTCTTTTAACAACAGCAGTAATTCCAGTACCTATACCAACAATACGATCGCCTATTGAAAAGTTTCCTGCGACGCCTGCATCGGCAAATTGAAGTATTTGATTTTTGCGTTCAAAGTTTTTGAACACACTGTCTTGTGCTATCGCAAATACATCGTTTTTATATTCAGAACCTGGATTAATATTATTAAACCCAGATATAGTACCTATTGTTAAATCTTGTATTGCGAATGCATCTTCTAAAGGAGTTGATAAATTAACTGGAGATGCGGTTCCTGAGAATGGAGCTACGGCTTCGTAATCAGCTATATTTAATGTTGTTCCTAAATGAGGTTGAATTAAATCAGTAATAACAGAAGCGACAGAAGTATCTGCCAAACTTGATACAATAACATCATCAGTATCAGAAGTGTCAGGATATAACGGACCAGGAGACGATTCATTTTTCTGCGTAACTTCATTACCTTGTGAAGAAACTGTAACTACATATTCATTTGAACCACGAGTTGTTGTAATAACACTTCCTGCGTTAAATGCATTACCTGCATTCATTCTGAATCCAACAGAACTTGCATTTTGTCCAATGACAATACCTTCGTTACCACCTTGGTCTTCAACGGTTTCGCCTACGACATAATTTAAATCTTCATTATTTGTTATGAGAGATTGATTAGAAACTAATAAGCGTGTATTATCAATTGTATAACCATAACCACCGTCAAGAACATCATATGAAATTCTTCCTGTTGTTTCATCGGAAATAGCAGTAACGATTGCTTTACCTGAATTACCGTCTTTTTGTTTTACGTCAAAGATTTCACCAACTGACCTTCCTGTCATTCCTTTATCAAAAGTATCAATAATGAAACCTGATAAGGAACCATTTACTTTACCAAACGAAACAACTTCACCACTTATTTTTGTTGTGATATCTTCAAACTTATCAAAGTTACCTTTAATTCCATCGAGATATACAACCGCAGTTTTAATTCCATTTAAGATAAAGAAGTTAACTGAACGGACTGATGCTTTTGCACCAGAGAAGGCACCTGTAATGTTACGAGATAATAAATCAAAGTAAGTATATTCTTTACCACTCTTTGATGTAAATTTGTTTTGATTTGGAAACATTTGTAAGTATACACCTTGCTTCCAATCAGAATCAGAAATCTTTGCCATTCTTTCTGAAGGATATATGATTTCAATATCAAACTCTTGATAAAATATCGCAAAGAATAATTCGATACCACGAGCAGTACCTTTTGAACGATATAAGTCAAGAATATTTTTAATAATAAACTTGATGATATCCGTTTTAAGTGGTAGGTCAGCAAGAAACTTTTTCTTAAAGAATATAATCATATTCTCTAATGTAGTATCAATATCTTTTGTTTCAAAGAATCTTCTTTGCTGATAGATATGTTGATTCTCTTGAGTTTCCGACCACTTATAGTAATCTTCTACTAATTGAACAAGCTCAGGTCCATCTTCCCGATAAATGGCAGGGAATTGGCGCTTTATAAAAAGCGATATATTTTTTTCTATTTCACCCTGAGGCATGTTTCTTCTCTCTTAATAAGATGTCGTTGTTCCTGTTGGAGGATTTGTTGCTGATTGCGTAGCAATAGGTCTATTAAATTCTGACAAGTTCATCGTTACTTTAACATCAGTATCTCTTATAATGAATACTCTTCCTTTTGGCGCTTTAATATCAGCAGTTTTAGTTTTTGCACTAATCTTAATTGCTGAGCCTGTAAATGTTTCTACTTTAAAGTTTGTTAATTTAACTTCACCTGTTTTATAATCAACCGTTCCTGCAGTAGGATTAATAATTTGTGGATTCGTAACTTCATCTGTAATTGTCATCACATTACCTTGACCATCATCCTGTAAGAATACACAAGTACCATCAACATCAAATACTGTTGACTTAATCGCAGGTTTATAATCTACGAAACCGTTTGCACTCTTGAAAGGATAGGGCTTAATTAATTCTGCTTCAAATCTAAATGCAGGATTTGTATTAAAATTAAGTGGAGGTGAATATTCAATAATAGGCAATACAGAAATTTCATTACTCTCAATACCTGTGTCTAATCCATCAATAATACTTGAAAGTTTTGATACACGTAATGATTTATCAAATCCTTCGAGATTGTCGTCAGAATATTTTTGAATCGCAGCTCGTACTAATGATTCTAATTCAGCTTTTGATTTTTCTGTATTCTTTCTCGTATAAGTTACATTAACTGCCATATCACCGTATACAAATTCAGTTGCCACAAAGATTGGTTCAATACCTAGTGGTGCTCTTTCTTTTAAATATGCAATATATGAATTAGATAATGTTGAAGAAATGATTTCAGTATTATCATTTAAGTAAACTGAAATAGCAACACGGCCATATTGAGGTGGGTCAAGTTGTTCACCACCATAAGCAGAAACCGCTGTAATTTCAGGGAAAGCCTGTTGTAATAATACTTCGTAATCTTTTGTCGTTACTGCTCTTTCCTGAACCTGTAATGCCTTAGGAGCAAAGTATCGAATAGATTCCATTGACTCTCTTTCTTGACCACCTGCTGCTGCTTGAACAACTGTTGCTGATACTGTTCCTGTATCGTTAATAGAACCAGTTCCAAATTCTGCGGCACCGTTAGGTTCTGCACCTGAACAGATTCTATACCTTACTCTTACATCTTCAAATTCTTCAGGTTGTAAACCAAACTGATTCTTACCAAAGTAAATAGAATAACGATCATCGAGATAAGGTTCTAAATAAAATACTTTATCTGTAGGATTAACACCAAAGATAGTTGTTGCTCTTGTAAATACATTTGCATCGTCAGTTGCTTCAGCATCAACAAACACAACAAGTGAATCAGTATCTACTTCATTGTTTGTTAAATAAACTCTTAATACTCCATCAGCATCAACAATAAATCCTTCTCTTTGGAAACTCTGTAACATTTCTCCTTCAAAGAATTCAACATTTTGTGCTTCATATACTCCTGGTGCAGTTCTTCTTGCTGTATAAGCTTCATTAGTAACAAAGTTATAACTTTCACCTTGATAGTTAGCAGACAATTCAAAATACTGAGGAACTGTAATTGTTGAAGCATTCGTTGTTGTATCATTAATAGTTAGATTTAAAACAGCCTTGGCAGACTTACGTGATCTTGGAATATAATTTAATTCTTTTGCATGAGATACGATTGAATTCTTGAGGACGGCAGAGTCAAGAAACATTTCGTTAAGTGCCATATTTGTATAGAAGTTATTTTGATAACTGTTAAATGAAAGTACATCAAGTAGTGCAGACATATTTGAACCTTCAAAGTTGTAATCTTTAAACTGCGTTTGCGTTTGAAGATATACTTTAAACTGTTCTTTAATTGCCGCGAAATCTAATTCGGTAATTGGTGTTTTTGGATTTGCCATCTCTATCTATTCCTTTTTAATATAACATCTAAATTAATTGGTTGTTGCTCGTTTTGAACATAAAACGTAATTCTTACAACAACTTGACCATTATCCAAATCTCCAGAAACATATACGTCTAATAACTCAGCGCGCGGTTCATATGTTTTTATTGTAGATGCTACTCTATCTTTAATGAGTTTCATTGTACCTGGTGTAAGATTTTCAAAAAGCATATCACGTATACTTCCACCCAAGAAAGGCTGCATTGGTCTTTCACCACGGTCGGTTAAAATTAAATTCTTAATTGCGTCTTTAACTGCATTTTCATCTTTAAGTAAGACAATGTCTTTTGATACAGGACTCGTAGTTAAATCCTTTCTGAAATCAGAATAAAGATTAACCTTCTTTGCTTTCGGTGATATGTAATCTACTAATGCCATTTATAATATTTCTCTTAAATCTAAATGAATGAAATCGTCGTATTCTTTAACATATTTAAATCCATTTCTAAATGCAGATTCAATAAATTGGTCTGCTTCAAAATCTGTCTTCTTAATGTCAACTACCATTCCACTTAAATGTGAATTATCCTCTGCGTATTCTTTCTTTTTATTATAAGCTTTACTTACCCAACCATTTGTAATAATAAGCTTGGTACCGATTTCCTGTTGTACTCTTTTCAAATATACTTTAACATCAAGGTCAACTCTTGTGTAAGCATATATTCCATCACCTTCTTTTTCGTCAAAAGAATCTCCTTCAACTCCAAAGCTTGTATCACTACCTTTAAATACTGCTCCACATCTTGGAAGATCTCTATAATCTGCTGCAGTAATTGGTGCTATATTTTGTGGAGGTTCACCTGTATTTGTAATGACCTCTCCACCCGTCTCAGTCCATCTGCCTTCTAATCTATTTATTACCTCTTGACGAGTTGTTGGGGAATACCTTATAGCTCCGGCTCTTACCGCTGACGATTCATTGATTTGAGAGATTCGTTTAAGGCGGTTTACAATCGTACTGTACCTGGATGTATAATTATCAAGTGGAGAATTAATGTCCTTAATAAGGGCTTCTATGTTTCCAGCAAGAGCACATATACGAGCAATGAGGAATTGTATTTCTTCGATTCCAGGTGATTCAAATAAACTTACTGCGTAATCAATTAATCCACTTATTTTATCTTTAATACCTTTTTTATTTGCGTCAGTAAAGAATGCACAAGATTGTTCTCTTACTGTCATAATACCTTTTACAACCTTTGCGTCTACAAAAGTTTCAAATCCTGCGACAATACCTGCTGGGTCAAAGTTATCTATTTTGTCTTGTACTTCTTGAAAGATTTTATCAATAACATCTTCAATCTTTTTCTTAACTTCATCAATTAGTTTTTCAACTAAACCTGCGACGGTTAAATCTTTTATACCATCGTATGTTCTTATTTTATTAATAATATCTAATACTTGACCTACGAGAGCTTCAACTTGTCCGATTAAATCAAAGAATGCATCAATTGAAGCAAAGAGAGAATCAAACCTATCACAGAATCCACCAAGGATACTTGTACTGAAATCGTTTTTATAATAAGCATCTAAATTACGAGCAAGTCTTACTGTATCGTTTTCGTTTAAAAATCCATCAGGAGTGTAATTATAATTTTGTAGAAAGTCAGCCATTTCCAAATTAGAAATATTACCTCTTTCCCATCTTCCTGCGAGGTCAGGATAAGAATCTAAATTACCAATCTTTTGTCTTAATAAGTTATTTAAATAATCGGTTGCATTATATAATGTTTGTCCATATTTGTTAACTGCTTTTGATAATGGATTCGTTTCTGCTTCATTAACAATACTTTGTGCAATCTCTGCAGTCACTGCATCAATCTGAGCAAGAGTATATCTACCTTCTTGGTCAACAATAGGTTTAGGACTTAAGGATAACTTATTCTGAGTTGTTTGGTCATTTCTGTCAATACATACTTCAGCCATTATAAAATACTCCTAGTTGTGTCAACTGCAGAATCATCAATAGGTGCAAGAACACCTGCTGAATAACCCATTGCGAAATATCCTTGAGGAACAATAGATGTTGACTTGCTTGGCGGTTCAGGCATCTTAGCTTGTGTCATACCCCAAGCACCAAAATCAAAAGGTGTAAAGTCAGCTACAACAGATAAGAAAGCAGATACAGGATTTAGTATCTTAGCATAGAACTCTGC